CTACTCCCCTGCCCAAAAGGCTTAGGGGATAGTCTCTACAGGTTTTAATTATATTAAATCTTTTAGGTCATAAGATTGATTATATTTTATTATTTTTAATTCAATATTATTATTTTTACAATATTCTATTTTTCTTTTGTCATTTTCAATTAAAGTTTTATATTCTAAACCCCATTTTCCTTGTGGCTTTTCATAATGTTGTAATCCATTATACTCAATTAAATGAGATAATTTTCCATTTTTAAAAATAGCAAAATCAAATCTTAAAATATCACCATTCATTCCTTTTAAATTTGGAAAAGTATATTGAGTAGAAAATTCAATATTATTTTCTAATAACATTTTTGTTATTTTTTGTTCATTATAAGAATGAATACAGCCACAAGACTTAACCTTGCCTTCTCTTATATGGTATCCAGCTGTGACAAATTGTTTTCCACATATTTTACAAATGCAATTCCAATAAGCATAGCCTTTTTCATCTGATCTTGCCTTAGATAAAACTTTAATTCCTTCATTTTCAAATCCTGTCATATCGACAGTATTTAAACTGGCTTTTTGTTTTTGTAAACAACCACAACTTCGAGTATGACCACTATTTAAATTACGAGTATCTACAATTACTTCATTACCACAGTCACATCTACACTTCCATTTTCCACCTTTTATATATTCATAAGGTGTTAAATAAGTAAATTTTTTTCCTGTTAAATCTACTCTTGGTTTTGATTGTCTAGTTTGTTTAATTTTTTCCATTAGATTTTCTCCTTTTTTATTTTTTCTATTATTAAATAAAAAGTATCTAAATCTAATTTTAAAATTTGACCCTAAATTTAATAAAATTATTTTCCCACGGGATTCCAATGGGTGGTTCCCCGTTAGCTATTATTTAAATAATAACCCTTACCGATAAGTAAGAAAAGTGTTTCATTGGCAGAAAGAATTTAATCTTAATACCAATATAATGGAGCAGTTATATCAACAGAAACGAAAATTTGACGCATAAATTTTCTATCACTTGTTCCTGCCTTAATCATGCGCTGAGCTAAATTTAAATCATTAGGACCAAGATACGCATATTTGACAGCGTTACGGTCATAATCACAATTCAAAACTCCATTCTCTCTTAACCATTCAGCGTATTTTTCATTTGCTTCATCCCATTTGTCATACTCTTTATCAAAATCATATTTTTCATTTGCGTCAATATATTTGGCTGCTACTTCATAATCATAATCACAATACTCTAATTCTGCAATTCCAAATTGGCTATCAGATTTTGCCCAACTTTCAAGAGGATTACGTAATCCTCTAAAAGCTCCTTCAAAATTCATAACTTCAGTTTTTTCAAATTTCATGTTTTATCTCCTACAGTAAAAGTAGCGGTATTTGTTTTTAAATCTGTTGTTATATATGTAGGATAAGATAATGGAGTTGTCCAAGTCCAAGTAGAAGTAGAAGTAGAATTAGCTCTATATCCATCCCAATAAACTTCATTTAAAAGAGTTTCTAATTTTTCTTTAGTAAACTCAATTTTTCCATTTTTATTTGTCTAAAAAACTTTAATCATCATTTTTTATTTACTCCGATATTGCTATTATATCCATATGTATCAGCTTGATATAATGATATAAAATATTTTTCTTTTTCGTTTAATTCATCTCGATTGCATTCTAAAAGAATTTCAAAAGTAAAGTTCTATAAACCATATTCTTGCATTGCTTTATAAAGTTTATTACCAGGTGGTGTATCAATTCCCAAACCTGCTTTACAATGCTAATTCCATCTTTTATATATATCAACAGCTTGTCCAATGTAACACTAGTTTGTTTGAGTGTTTGTTATTTTATAAATTCCCATTTTCGTTTTATCTTTTAAAATGATAGGAAACTTAATTTTAGCAAGTGGCTGCCAGTACGTTTGCCATATTAACATAGACAAGATACGAGGTTTAGCTAATTCCATTTTAACCTTTTCTAATTTTTTTATATCAGAAAGCTAAATATCAGATGGAATTAACCTATAATCATTTGCTTTATTTTTGACTTCTTTCTATCTTAGAATAGCCTAGTATGCAGCTTTACGAGTCTGCTTTAATGTCTAAAGTGATGTGGCGGCCGCCTAAACTTCTTCTTGAAGCTAGGACAACTCCTGTTCATATCCTGCTTTTTCATCTTGATAACGAGATCTATATAACTATATTTGTTGGTCAATACTTTTTTGTTTTAATTCTTTATACTCTTTTAATCGAGATTGAATTGTCTATTCTTCAAAATTATATTTCTAATTAAATTGCCGTTCTTTTTGCTATATCTTTTCTTCTATTGAAGTTAATCGATTTTTAGCTTCCATTATTTTAGTGGTATATCCTAGCTAAATAGCTTCCTATTTATCGTGCAAATGGATTTCTTTTTCTTGTAATTTTATCTGTTGAGACCGTAACGAATACCAATAACAAAAAAAACCAAATATAACTACAACAAAAATTATTAAAAAATTATTCATAATAAAAAACACCTGGGTTAAATATTTATAACCCAGGTTATCCCCTTTAAAAATTAAGCTTCGTAGTCGTATGTTCTTCCATACTCTGTAAACTTAATGAACTTAGCAGTTTGATGGGTTACTTTACCAGTTTCAGGGTCAACAAGTTCAAGCTCACCAGGAATTCTTTCCATAAGAGGCTTAACTTCTTTAACCTTCTTACCATCAACTTCCTCACCTGTCTCTTCCTTGTGATTGGTAAAAGCTGCTGTTAGAGTAGCATTAACACTACGATCCTTTAAACCAAGAGCCTCAGCAATATCCTTCGCTGTAATATCATCTGACTCATGCTCTCTTACATAATTCAAAATCTTAATTGCATTCTCACTAAACTTTGACATTTTATAATTCTCCTTTTTGTCTTTAAAATTAATATCTTTATTTGATTATATTATAGTAAAAATTTTTTAAAAAATCAACTCAATTACACTTTAGCTCTTCCTGCATATAAGCATCTAGCCTAAACAGTTCTTCAAGTGAGAGAGTCTCCATAATATTATTCATTTCATAAAGAGTATTTTGAAGTGCTTCGTCCTCATTATTTAATTTTTGGTTTTTAGCTAGCCGCTATAGTGCAGCTAGCTTTTTCGCTTTTTCTTTTAATTCTTTCTTATTCATAATATTATTATATCAAAAATTTTTGAATAAGTCAATTTATCATTTGTAAAAATTCATCTTCAGTAATAATTGGAATATTTAATTGTTTAGCTTTTAAATTCTTACTTGAAGTTGATTCAACATCATTATTAATTAAATAGCTAGTCTTTGAACTTACTGAATCAGTTACTTTTCCACCCTTTTCTTCAATAGTAGATTTTATTTCGTTTCGATTTTTAAAAACTTTTAATTTGCCTGTAATAACAAATGTTTTACCTTCTAATTTTTTCGGTCCCGAAATAAAAGCTACCGGCCGCATCTCTTCTATATATTTATTAAAGATAGAATCGGCTTCAGTAAAATCATAATCAAGTAAAGTTTGAATCATAACTTCACCAATTCCAGCTATTTCATATAATTTTTGACTATTGTTATCCACTGCTTTTCTGAAAGTTTTATAATCCCCAAACTTTTTAGCCAATGCTTCAGAAGCTACTTTCCCAATTAAAGGAATTCCAATAGCACAAATAAACTTAGCAGTTGAACATTTTTTACTTTCTTCTATTGCATTTAATATTTTATTAACAGATACCGTACCAAAACCAGGTTTATTTGCCCATTCTGTTTTGTAAGTATTTAAAGTAAAAATATCTTCTATGTTATTAAGCCAACCATAATTAATAAGTTTTTCAAGAGTAATTTTAGATAACCCTTTTATATCTAATCCCTTCTTACCACAAAAATGGTCAAGATGATTAATTAGTTTTTCACTACAGTCTGGATTTTCACAATAAGCTCTTGTAATACCATTTTCTTCTTTAAAGGCGATTTCACCATGGCAAATAGGACAATACTCAGGGGCATCATTAGCAGAAACTCCTCCTTTAGCGATAACTTCTCCATAGTTATACTTCGGACCGGCAGAATAGACTTGAGGAATTATCATATTACTTTTGTAGACTTCAAGAGGTTCTCCTTTATAAGCACAGTCTCCTAGTATTTCTTTCATAATACTAACATTATGAAGAGAAGCTCGAGACACCTCTGCTCCATCCATTTCAATAGAATCAAACACTGCCACAGGAGTTAAAACTCCAGTTCTACCCATTGTCCAATCAATATAGCGAAGGCGTGTTGAATATGTTTTAATAGCTGGTTTCCAAGCGATAGCATCTCTGAAATGATGGGCGGTTGCTCCTAAAGATTCTCCATACTCTATATCGTCATATTTAAATACAACTCCATCACAAGGAATACCACGTTCTTCTGCCCGTCTTTGACATACTTCAAGAGCTTCTTCTATATCCTCTTCATTTCTCACTATATAAAAAGGTACAACATTAAAATCATAATTTTTAGCTGCTATAATCTTATCTAAATAAGTTAAAATATTTGAATCATCAATGGAAATAATATCCCACATTATAAATGATAAATTACGAGATTTAACTTCATTCATATCTAATAAAGCCAAAGCACCGGCCGCAGCGTTTCTTTGATTCTTAAAACGATTAGAATCAAAATCTTTTTTAAGAATAAGGACTTCTCCATCAATAACAACGTGGCCACTCTTAGGAATAATTAGAGGAATACCTTGAATATAATGAGCATGTTCTGTAATATCTCCTCCAATATACCCATCTCCTCTAGTATTAGCACTAACCAATTCTCCATTTTCATAAACAAGACGAACAGAAAGTCCATCACATTTTACACTTGCTATAAGAACCTTATCTTTTTTAAAAGATTTAATTTCTTCAATAGAATGGACTTTGTCAAGACTCAACATAGGTCGATCAATAATATGAACTTTTTTAATACTATCTAATACAGGGGCGCCAACTGAAAGTTCGCCCCCATATTCTTCTACAAGTTTATCATATTCAAAATCTGACATAATAGGAGAATCGGTATTGTAATAAGCATTTTTTGCTTCAATTATTTTTTGTTTTAATTGTTCTTTATTCATTATTTTTATCCTATATAAACTGTTTGATGACAACAGGGACATTTACAATAATAATAAGTTTCATTATATTGACTATCCCATTTATATTCATTTTTCTCTGCTTCAAAGATACAGCCACACTCTTTACATTCAAAACGTTTAAT